CCGGGTTTGTGTCCGATAAATTGAAACCAGTGAAACCGGGTTTAAATAGATTGGTCGGGACACTGACCGTGATTTTTCGAATATCCCTCCCCCTCTCAATCCCGTCAGCGTATGATATGTAAGTTATCGTTCCCGTTCCACTCGTCGAGTTTGGGAATTGATTAGCGATATCAATAGGCGGTGTCCATGTATAGCTGGTATCGATATTATCCCCAGCGATTTTCTGCTCCCAATCCCCAACACGAACCCAGATAGAATGTCTCATCCACGCTTCACGTTTAGTGATGTTGATGGTCACTGGTTTGGCAATTTCAGCCGTCACATCCGCACCGTAGCTGGCACGGGAGATGGTAGTTAGAGCGTAGTTCCTTCCCGGAATACTTGTATTGATTGGGTTGCTCCCACCCGTGCTATGAAGCTCCCCACGGTATACAACGGTACGTGTACCCTCTCCGTCGTGTGCGATGGTAACCTCTTGGTCAATCAGTGCTTTCGTCTGATTCGGCGTCTGCATGTCTATCGTGCCAGAGTAGGTCAAACGTTTCCCGTTATCGTACTCAATAAATCCCGTACAGGGAATATTGGAAATTCTTTGGTCTCCATTGCTCAGAAACAATTGGAAACGCACTTGAGAGGTGTTGTTGTCGATATTCGTGCTAACCTCATAGCCTCGAATCTGTATATACGCCCCAGTCATTAATAATTACCTCCTACCCATTTAATTACGTTTCGGTTTAGGTCAATCAAATCTTGTTCTTCACGATAGTATCCAATTTGAATAGCTTTCGAAAAAATACCATTTTCAATGTGGATAACCCCTTTGTCGATATACATGACTTCAGTACCCGAACTGAACATAGAGATACGCTTGTCTGAAACCATAACCGAGTTGGAACCGTCATTTTTACCAATAGTCAAGCCCTCGTTGGATGCTCGCATGTAATTGTCGAGGAAGTTCCAACGCTCCGAGGTTTCGCCTAAATCGTTTTGCAGTTTTACAATCCGCTGACTAGCTTCAACTAAGGCTTTTTCAGTCTTATTTTTATTCTCTTGATTGGTTGACAAGAAATCTTGATAAGCCTTCACCCACTGGTTGACCACTGACAAGCTAGCTTTGGCTTTCAATTCGGCTTGTACGATTGAGTTAAGCTCATTCAGTTTATTAATTTGGTCTTGCGTCAACGCACTGTCAGCTTTTTTGTCTAACTCCCCTTTTAAGTCTTTTGGTGACGCTTGCCATGCTCGGTCAGTCGTACCCTCGTAGCAGTCAAGCTCGGTGAAAAATAGCAATGACTGACTGCCGTTGGTAGTACCAGTATTATCGATACGGATAAAACCTTCATCACATTCGCCGGAGTTAAAAGTTAGATGCCATTTAACCATTTGAGTGGTTGACGGTGAGCCAGTATGCGCTTTGAAACGCACTGCCTTCGAATACATTCCGGTTTCGTTTGATTTACGACCAAGGAAATAGATATCTACTCCCTTGATGTTCCCAGTAGCAAACGTTTGAATGTTAAATGAATAGGTAGTATTGCGTTTAACCGGAAATCTAGCTGTTGAGCTTGGCGTTGTTGTTGTTGTTGTTAGTGCCAACAGATTCTTACCGCTGTTGTAATAGTAGGCATGAGTTCTAATAGATAAGTTTGGGTTGGTACTATTGGGAGCCCAATAATACCAGCTATCCAAATTATCCGGGAACGCTGAGTTAACGATTAGGTTTTCACCACCAACAGAAACACTGCCCGTCATGTCATTCCACGTATAATCTGAAGGATTGGTGCTATCAGCTCTATCAAAGTTAGTACATACACCCAAATAACGCTTATTACCATTCTGGGTCAAACTAAAACCAGTTCGACCATCGGAACTATCGGCATAAGCAAAGTGGACGTAAGGCGTTCTTCCGTCAGCTCCAGCTTTACCCGGAATGCCATCCCGTCCATCGCTACCCTTCCACTTGCTCCAGCGGTAATCTTGCGGATTACGACTGTCAGTGGCATTGAAATCTTGGTACATACCGATGAAAGCCTTATTAGTGTCGGTTTGACTAAATCCGCCACCAGAAACAGTATCAGCATAGGCTATATGGGTATACTGTGTTTTGCCATCAGCACCCTTAACACCGGGTATGCCTTGGTCTCCTTTTGGGCCTTGCAAACCTTGTGGACCGACAGGACCGGTTAGTCCTTGCGGTCCTTGAGGGCCAGTTAAACCACGTTCACCTTGCAGGCCTTTCTCCCCACGATCACCTTTCGCACCAGTGTCACCCTTAACACCTTGTGGTCCTTGCTCCCCGATTTTAGAAACCGAGTAGCCGGTCTCGTTAGTGTTATCGGTGTAGCTCCAAACGGTTTTCGTCCAGAGGTATTGCCCAGCCGGTACGTTAGGTACTTGACTAGTCCAACCAGTCGTTGGCGCTACTGTACCCGATGTACCTTGTGCATAAGTAATTGTGGTGCTACGAATACCAACACCATCCTTACCAGCGATACCATTGTTCCCATCGTTACCATCTTTAGCAACGTAGGTTTTCTGATATCCCGTTTCGCTAGTGTTATCCGTGTAGGTCCAAACAGTCTTGGTCCAAAACCATTGTCCCTTAACTAAAGCCGGTGGGTTTTGATACCATGCCGTTGGTGGCACGGTTTCGGATACAGATAACCCGTATAGAACGCTAGTATTTCTGATACCGATACCATTTTTTCCGGGAAGCCCATCGTTCCCACGGTCGCCCTTTGGCCCTTGTTCGCCCATTTTTGCAACAGAAAAGCCTTGTTCGCTCGTACCGTCTGAATAGAACCATGTCGTTCTTGTCCATAGGTACTCGCCGGGATTGACCGTTGGGATGTCTGGCGACCATGTACCGTCCTCGAATACAATGTTTTTAACCCATGTCGAATTGTCGGCTTTATAACCATTAACACGAATTTCATAGTCACCAGTAGGACGGTTGTGCGTGTATCTCGTACCGTTAGCCGTATTACCGTCAGAAATCACTAACCATGTACCGAAACTTGGATTGACAAGCCAAATCGTAGCATTGTCAGTCGATTGGTTTGGGTTATGCTGGTTGGTGAATGTTCCATTGGTTTCGGCAGATAAGATATAAGTCTTACCTTGTTCCAATCGGACACGTTGGCCAGTCATGATGAAATTATCGATACTTGACCGACCCGGCTTAATCTTGTTAGGAAAATTAGCTACCACAACCCCAGACGGCTTATTAACACCGTCCGTAGATTTCGCATAACGTAGCGTAGTGTTTACTAACCCCACGCCATCTTTGCCGGGAAGACCATCATCACCTTTAGAGCCATTCTGTGGGATGTATGTTTTCTGGTATCCAGTCTCACTAGATAGGTCAGTGTACATCCATTGTGTCTTAGTCCATAGGTATTTACCTTTAACCAAAATAGGTGGGTTGGAAGTCCAGCTCGTAGGCATTACAGTGTCACTATCGCTCATCCCGTAAGTGATAGTGGTAGTTTTTAAGCCTACCCCGTTTTTTCCGGGCAAGCCGTCATTACCTCTATCGCCTTTCGGGCCTTGCTCCCCTTTATCCCCTTTAGGTCCGGGGTCGCCTTTCGCACCATTCTTACCGTCTGAGACATTTAAAAAAGTAACCTCTTCTGAAGCCACCTCTTTGTTATCTACCCATGCGGAAACCGTCAACGCTGTCGGTTGGGTAATCTGTGATGCCACCATGTCGTAGGTCATCCCCACGTATTTTATGACACCGTCAATTACGAAACGCCATGTTGCGTTAACAGTTTTATCACCTTGTTTTAAAACTGGTCTAACAGTCGAGCGACCAACACCGTTTTTAAACGCTGTTCCGTTTGTAGTCGTGATCCCGACACGGTATGGCAAGGCTCTCGCTGCGATTTCATCAATACGTTGTTGCAAATCGTCAGATGGTTTGTTGACAATTTTGCGATAATTCGAAAACACAACCGAGTTATTGAGTGGCATGTCAAAACTAACAACCATTTCAGTGACACGAGCTTCGAGAGCTAGCCCACCTCTAAAATTATTATTAATAATCTTAACGGTGTCGCCTAAATTAACATCCTTGTAACTCTCCATGAAACTAGAGTGAACATCCACCGTGTAAGTCAATAACGGATAAGCGTATTGCTTAATGGTACGTAATGCGTAGCCTTTTAGTGAGTTTACATCCTTGTATTCGGTCTGAAAATCCTTACGTGTCCAGTTATCAGCATTGTTTGGGTTCATTGTAGATGGGTAGCGTTCCCGTGAAAGTGGGGCGAACACATAGCTACTGCCTTTTCGCGAGTAGAACTCCACTTGTCCTAACTCGTTCTTTTCTTCAAACTCGACACTTTCAAGTTTAACACCATCCGCACCAGTGAACACCCCAGCATTAAATAGCTGGGTTTTGTCACTCGTTACTTGAACGCCTTTGAGCTCATTCTGATAATGTAGCACCACATCCCCACGAGCCTTGCCGATTCCGTGGTGAGTTTCGTCTGGAATCTGGTAGATATCGATAGTAAAACGCTTGATCGTACCGTCTCGATTCAATTCGGTACGGAATGCAAATTCAGCATCAAATTTAGACATGAGACTGTGTAATTGTGCCAATTTTGTTTCTTGTGGCTCAAATTCAAGCGTTCTTGTTTTATCAGATACCTCGTTAACGCCAATTTCAAGATTTGTAAACCCTAGAATTTCAAGGTGTTCTAAGTACCATGCAATATTTTGAGCCCCGTTGCTTTTAAGAGCAACCGACTGCTCTTGTGCCAGTTCGAGATTGGTGTTATTACAAGTGACTTGGAATGAAGTGTCATTTTCGACAAGTTGCGACACATAGAAAACTTGATAAGAGTTATCGTAATAAAACGAAACAAACATATCATCTTTGATATATTTAACATCTTCATGCAGTTTCCCATTGACAATCTTAGGAATTGTGAAATCGAATGTGCTAGTTGAGTATTCAAGGTAAGGATGCCACTGACTGTTAGAGTATGGCAACATGCCCGGAACGTTGTTATTCAAAGCACAAACCTTACGCATGTTCTTGTCATGAATCCAAATTTGCATTAAATGAAACGCTCCTTCCATGTTACTTCAATAGTCGGGTCAGTCCTTGTCCAACTCGATGTGTAGATGTCGATTTCTGTTTCACCCGTACCAATACTGAATGGCTCGGATAAGTAAGTTAACTCATTAGACGCTGGCAAGTTATCAACTAGTGTTTTACCTTTAGCCATGTCGATTTCAAGGATAGAACCCTTACGGAAACGGTTAGGAATATCTTCTTCTTTGTTGACGTAGTCTTTTCGATAAACGAAGCTATCCAGATACATGTGAGTTACAAGCGGTGCATCGCCGATACCAAAGAAACCAATGTTGATTTTAGCCGACTTCTTCCCTTTGATCTCTGGAATCTTAAACTTAGGATATCCACCTTGATAATAGAATTGTATTTCATCATCAAAGCGTTGCATATCTGCCCACCCTTGCGGTTCATTGAATGGATTTTGTGTCATGACATGCGTTCCCCAGAATGATTTTCGGTCTAGTGTTCGATAACTTCCGTTGCCATCACTGGCAAGGAAACGATACTCACAACCTAAGCCGTTGACATGCTTAAGAGTTTCCACGCCATAGAGGAATGTGCCGTTTGCATCCGTGACAGATATCTTAATATATCCGCACTCGTTGGATGCCCCTAACCAAAAAATTTGTCTCCACCACATATATTCATATAGTGAGCCTTTTTCTCGGTTGCTATCTTCCGGAATTTCCCACGTAATCGAGCTACCACGCAAGGAAGTTGAGCCACTACCTCGATTAGTCAAGGCAATGTGTGGTCTACCCCATGCGTTGTCAATCGCAAGCGTTCCATTCAAACTTTGCAAGTTGTCGTTGAAACGCCCTTGGTTTTTAGCACCAACAGAAAAACCATTGGTAATCCAGTTATTAGAAACATAATCGAACAGAATTTCAGATTGCTTGACTGTCCGAGTGTCTACCTCGTTAGGATTGCCAATCTCATAACTTTCGCTCGAAGACTTCACAATCCCAACCCAGCCATTATCCGAGTTAAACTTCAGCTTAATATCTGGGTAGGTTTCAGCCGTACCAAAGTTTTTTAGAGTTGCCTTGTAGTGGCCAGTCGAAACTTTCTTAATGCTACCATACTTAGTTTCACCATCGCTACTTACCAAGGCTTGTGCCTTATTCTCACCGTAACTTTTAGGCACGTCAAACGTAACCGTTACTGTTGCGGTGATAGGTGCAGTGTTCTTATCGACTGTTAAGGACGCTTGACCAGACGGGATAGCTTCCCAAACCTTGTTAGGTTCATCACCGAAAATCAATGGTTTCGGTTTATCTACATTCAGATAACCGCCCAATGTTTCGGCGATGGTATTAAAGTAGTCGTAGTTTCCTACCAAGGTAAACGATACTTGAATCTGCTTAACTGACAAGGTGCTATATAGGAATTGCTGACCATAACGCCTACGTCCTTGGTCTTGATAGTTGTTGTTGAAGTTAGATGCCACGTTTTTAGTGACATCTACTGGAACGGTACGCCCTTGACCTTCATTAAATAATTCAGTTAAGTTTTTACCGTCATAAGTTACTGACATTCCTATCAAATAATGCTACCTCCTAGCAACGCTTGTCTGCGTTCATAATCGTTTGTTGCTTTTGTCATAAACGGTGCTAACCCGTTTGACACGCTTCTACCATCGATGATATTTCTAACTTCGATAGGGTTAGAGCCGTTAGTTACCAACTGACCCAGTAGGTCAATCATGATATCTAGTTTGTTTTCTAGGACAGAAACACGCTCACGGTCTGAAGTGTTATCGTGATTGCCTTGTGGGGCATCACCAGCGAAACGTGCTACTGCTTCAGTAAGTAGTTGCCACGCTCTACCACGTTTGGCGATATCCGTTGGAATGACATATTCTGGCATATCGCCTTCAGCCAATTCATAAACACCGTTTTTGTGGACTAGACCACCGTTAGCGTAGCCA